CCCAACTGCAACTGCGGATGATCGGGGTCCCAGCACTCAGGACAGGCCTTGATGTTCGTATCCCGGCGCTTGACGAAGACGTTCCGTAGCTCACGCAGCTTGTACTGGAACCCGCAGACATCGCAGATACCAAGGGCTCGCTGGCTAGAAGCGAACCGATTACTCATCAGATGCGCCCTATGCGCGGTACAAAGCGGGCGTTGGTCTTCACCCGGTCTTCGCTCGCTGCGCGGTCAAACTCTTCTTCGTAGGCGGCTTTAAGCATGGGCACGCGCTGCGCCAGCTCCGGCACCTTCATGGCAATATGATAGGCCAGCCCCGCCACCAAGCAGGGGAGGAACCGAAAAGGCATGTCTGCCGTCTGTACGCCGGCTCCAGCGTCCTCGATGCGCCGCATACGCCAATACTTGAAAGTGTAGTCATTGCTGTCCGGCACGGGCCAGACGTTGATCCTGGGCGCATCCACGAGCCGTTCAATCCAAAACTGAATCGGGCGCCCGGTCGTCGTCTTGTTGGGGATAGAGGCGTAGGTGCTGACGCTGATCCGGTTGATGGTCAGGTCCTGCTGCGTCGTACCGCTTCCCGTACGGATAACTTGTTCTAGCAGGTCAACGGTGTCGGTGGGCAGGGTGTATTGCGCAGTGCCGCTGACCAAAGAAACGGTGCCCTCGTCGATGGTCCAGAGGTTGATCCCCCGGTTCTGCCATTCGATGGTCATGAGGTTCATGGAGCGACGCGCAGTTCGCAGGTCGTAGCCAGAACGCATTTCCCGTCCGGCACGCTCCCATGCTTCCTCGGCGATCTCCGTGAAGTCCATGTTGAACGCTGTGGTGCCTGAAGTAGCCATCAGGTTACGGGGCCTCCGACCAGCCAAGCGTCACAGGTACGAGCGCCCGCGCACTTGAAGTGAAATAGTTGGCAGTACCCTAGGTTAGCTGCCTCAGATACGGACTCGGCGTCCGCCATCTCAAACTCTTCGTCACCTGCCATGCCACCATTGATACAGGCCATCATCTTCGGCGTCTGGATAAAGGCAGCGCAGTTACCGCAACGGGACTTCTTGGCTTCTTCCGGGGTGATGTCCCACAGTTTGCCAAGGCGTTTCCAGAACTTCTCGTTGGGCTCCTCAGGGTTCATCGGGCCATAGCCATACTCTTCAATGGCGTGGTTCCGGTTCTTGAGGTTGACGTGCACGTCCGTAGTGGCAATAGGGCACTCTTTCGGGTCTTTGTACCCGCTAGCGATTGCTGACCCTCGTGCACTCGTCGGACGCCTTGCCATTACTTCTTCCTCTGCAGAGGCTTCACACGGCGGGGTTTGCCTGCTGGCTGGCCGAGACTCTTCTTCTGCGATACCCTGCTCTTCTTCTCAGCAGCCGTCATCTCAGAGGCCGTTTTGGGCGTCTTTGACGACACGCGTTTGGTCGGGCGGCAGTACGGAGTCCCGCGCTTCTCACCCTTTTGGCGACCGCACTCTTTACCGGTTCGGACATCCTTCCAGTCCTCTTTGAACCAGCGCTTGAGGGCGGCGCCCTTAGCTGTCTTACGAACCGCCACTAGCTTTCTTCTTCCGACATTTGGCGATGGCGCCCGATGCGTAGGCGGACGGGAAGACCTTATACTGCCGCTTAACCTTGCGGTAGCACTCGTCCTTCACCGTTCCGCCTTTCTTGTAGTAGCAGCGCATTACGCACCCTTCATCTTGACCATGCGGCCTTTGCCCTTACCGCGCTGAGCCTTACCACAGCCACGGACGGCTCCGCCTTTCTTCATGCCTTCGCCTTGCAGGCGGCGCATACGGTCACCGGACATGGCCTCACGGACTCCACGAGCTGCGGTGTCCATATCGGTACTGGCGCGCTCGTTGTAGCTCCTACGGGCAGCTTTCGCGGCTTCTGCGCGGGGCTCAACAACGGACTCGATCATGTCGGCACCAGTCAGTGCAGCACCCACAACGGGGATACCTTTCGCGGCACCTTTCATGGCACGCTTGCCAGCGGCGTTAGCTGCATCGCGGGCCTTCTTGGCAATCTCCATGTCTTTCTTCATGGCGCGAGATGCGGTCTTTTGGTACCGCTCAGCCTGGGCTTTGTTGGCGCTGCGCCCGATTTCTTCCTGTCGGTCACGCATACCCGGATCAGCAGCCCGGCGACGGCTCTCGGCAGCAGAAAACGCCCGCCCAGGAGAGCGCCCACGAATCTGTTTTACGCGCTTAGCTTGGGCCTGTTCTAGTTTGCTCGGCATGATCTAGCTCCTTACCGCATCTTGCAGGGGCGGACGCCTTTCTTCGCCATACCTGCGCCACGGACCTTGCCGCCTTTCTTCATCATGGGCATGGAGCCCATGCGGCGCTCTTCATCACGCATGGCATCACGACGGCGTTGGGAACGGCCAGACATCATGCCGCCACCCATCATCTTGGTCATGCCGCCTTTCTTCATTTTCTTGGAGGGGCAATTTGCCATCTTCTTGTCCTCACGTTGAAACTCTTTACCCACGGATTGTGGGATGCCGACTTCCTTTGCAAACTTCGGGTTATTGGCAACTGCGGCCATCAAACGCTTTTGCTTGTCGCTTTTTGACGGCATTACCACTTAACCTTGTCGGCCCAATAGGCCGCGCTCATCTTGCCCTTCTTGATGTTACGCGAGTGTCGAGCCTTGAAAGACGCCCGCTTTTTCTTCATGCGTTCTGACTCACCCGCTTTGGGCTTGCCCGCAGTCTTCGCACCTTGCTCGCCAAAGCGAATGACCTTCTCCTTGCCACCCTCACAAGCCTTCACAACGTGGGACTTTTTCGGGTGACCGGGAGTACGGCGGGGCTTGTTGCAGGCCATCTTAGCCTTCTCAACGCGCCCCCCTGATGCGTAGTACCGGCGCATTAGCTGTAGAACACCGTCATGGAGGCCATGGTGGCCTGATCGAACAGCACGTAGGCGCCCCCTTCATGGCGAATCCCGTAGTCAGGGATCGAAGGAAACTCGGTGCTTGCTGCCGTCCCAGAGGTGCGATACTGCATGCGGATGTCACCCGTAGCAGACCCCTCACGGAAGGTCACAACCCCAGAGTTCGCGCCGTTCACGACGTACATCCCACGAAGACGCAGGGCGCCCCGGTAGATCACGCCAGCGATGTTTGCGCTAGAGCCAACGGTGATAGCAGCGGCGGTACCAGCATCCACGGCAATCTGCGAGATCGTAGCAAAGTAAGTCGTAGTCGTTACCGTGCTGTTGTTCGGTCCCGCAATCGCTTCAGATGCAGCGGCGCCAGTCTCGTCCGTACCCGTAATCGTGAAGGTTTTACCCGCCTCGTTACCGGTACCGGTGATCGTGACTTGGCGAGGCTCATCGAAGGTAACAGCGCCCCCATCAGCGAGAGCGCCATTGATCGTCAAGTTGCCTGCACCGCCAGGGGTCTGAGACTGACAAACCCCGTCCGCGTCTGCTGCCGCTGCCTCGATTAGCGCTGATTGAATATCAGAGCTGGACATGGGCGACCCCCTTAGGAGAGGTTGTTGTTCTGAATGTAGAGCACCGTCACGGTGGCAGCACCGGTCGTCCCGTCGCCGTCAGTAGCCGTAAAGTCAGCCAAAACGGTGAGGTCGCTCGTACCCACGTCGGTAGCTTCCGTGTCCAGGGTGCCACGGGTCGTGCCCACACTCTGGGTGCTGGTAGCCGGGATAAAGGCATCGGCGTCAGCAGAGGTGCCCACAGAAACGGTAGCAGCCGTACCGTCGTTGCTGACGGTCGTGACATTGAGGATCACGTCCACGATCTGGCTGTTTGCCGGGATCACGGCAACTTCTTGGTTGAGGGACGAGGCACCGATGATGTCGATGACGGCGGACTGAGCCATCACCACAAAACCGACGTTTGCGGACGCGCCTTCGCGAATGCTTCCAGCTTTGATCGGGCCGGAAAAAGTGGTCGTAGCCATGGGAATCTCCTGTCGTGGCTAGGGTCAGACTCAGGTGAGTCTGTCAGGGATTAGTCTCTGTTATACACCTCACAACTTGTTTCTGCAAACAAATAAAAAGGGGGCCCGGAGGCCCCCTCATAGCTCTCAAGAGAGAACTTAGTTTGCCCCGGCAGAGCCGAAGATACCGAGCGGATCGCTCACGCCAAAAGAATAGCGCTCGCGAGCCTTGTAACGGGCGTTGCCGGTGTCGAAGTCAGCGTCCATGGACGTAGACATAGGCGTCCGCACGAAGTGCTTCAGGCCGTTCGGCACGTCGGTCATGAGGAAGAACGCGTTCGTATCCGTGAGATAGTGGTTAACGGTGTAACCCTCAGGGATGGAACCGTTGTTCCGCAGCGCGTTGATGTCGTTGTCAGCCGTGCCAACGCGACCTTCGGTTTCCAGCAGGCGGGTAGCCACGAACTGGAGTGCCGGGGGCACGATGAGCTTACGGGGCTTGGCAGCGATCAGCAGACCACGCTCGTCAGTCCAACCAGCGATCTGGATGACAGCGGCCTCAAGAGAAGTCTCGTTGAGGTCTGCACCAACCGTGAACGTGTTGGAGTTGGTACCGCCAGAGACAAGGGGGTGATCCGTAGCGCACAGCACTTTGCCGTCGCCATAGGTCACACCGGAGCCGCTGAAGGCGTTGTTGAGGACTGCAGCCGCTTTGACCTGCTTGGTGTAGGCCATTGCGCGAGCCAGTGCCTTGGTGTAGCGAGATGACAATGAGTCATAAAGATTGTCTTCCATTGCCTCCTCGGTTATAGAGAAGCCCATGGCGATGGTCTCGTGCGTATAGCGAGCGGTCCATGCTTCT